TATGAGGGCTGGTGGCTGGCGGAGGTGCTCTTTGAGCGCCGCGGCACCCCCCTCGACATCGATGGGCTTCCGGTCCGGCTGGCCCAGCTCACCATAGGTACGGTCTTTTATTTTGTCATCTGTAACGCCCTCTCCCGGAAGATGTCTTATAAAGGAGAGTACCACATCGGCCCGCGCCAGCTGACCAGCGCCTTTTTCGTCGGAATCCTCTTCATGTTTCAAGCTGCGCTGCTGAGCAGCAGAGAGATGTTCGAGATGCCCGCCAGCCTTGCGGGCACGGTGCTCATCGGACAGTTCTACTTCCTGACCCTGCTCTACTTCCAGACCGAGGTGTTCAAGAAGTCGGCCTACAGAAAATAGTCGCAGAGTTATATCGTCTTGGACGGTTGGATGCGGGAGGTCATGTTTCGTGGGACGCTTCCAAGGTGAGTCGGGTCCTGCACAATGCAACATATAAGGGATGCATTTGCTATAATAAATCCCATAGTGACGGTTACTTGACGCAGAAGCGTATCAAAAATCTGGATGAAAGCAGCTACATCTATGTGAAAGGGGATTTTGAACCATTGGTTTCGGAAGAAATGTGGGAGAGATGCCAGCAGATTTTGGCATCGAGATCAGCACGAGTAATCGATGAAACCGGAAAAAAGCACAAGTACATGAGAAATACGCCAAAATCGGTCTGGACGGCAAAATTGCGTTGCAGTTGCGGTGCAGGATTTATTCAGTTCAAGTGGCGTGTGAACCGGGATGGTGCTGTAATTCATGGATTTCAGTGCTACCGCCGTACACGCAGGCCGAGCATCAGCTACTTGCAGGAGCATGGCCTTGATTTGAGCATCAGCTGCCAAATCAAGGCTATCAGTGAGTGGAAGCTGGACTTGATGGCGGCAAAGGTGTTTGAACATCTCACATTTGACAAGGGAAAGACAGTTAAAGAGGTCTATAAAATCCTGAGCCGCTGTATGGCAGAGGAAAAGACGGTTCGTATTTCCAGAAAGGCAATGCTGGAAAAGAGCATCGCTAAGCAGAGAGAGCGGCTGGACAAGTATATTGACCTGTGTGCAGACGGAATCATCACAAAACAGGAATTGGCAGAACGGCGAAAGGGATTGGATGCGCAGATTGCAGAATTGCAATCTCAATATGAGAATGTGGAACAGGAGGATGAGTGCAGTGGAACCCTTGATATGAATTTAATTGCGCAGAAGTTGGATGAGTGGCAGAAGGCATCTAGAAATGATGTTAACCGGGAGCTTATCAATAGCTGTGTGGCGCAGATCACGCCGCTGACGAATGAGGACTACCGCTGGGTACTTGATTTCCAACTGACAGAAGTGCAGAGTGGAAATAGTGCCACTTGTACGTTGGATGGCTTTATGGAGATGGCTCGTTTTACGATTTCATTTGAAGAAGCAAAGGCTTTTAAGGCTTCCCGAAATCAGGGGATCCGCAAAAATGAATGGCAGGATCTCACGGTGGTTGTGGGAATCTGGTCGAAAACGCAGAAGTAGGAGGCTGTGTCGGCTGTGCCGGTCGTGTCAGAGATTTTCAAAACAAGTTTTATTATATCCTTATATCTCCACCCGTAAAACACCTGAAAGACAGTGGACACACTTGGTACAAGTTAGGCGTATCTGAAGCAGATATAATGATATATTATACCCTTGGATAGAAAGACCAGTAAGCAACCACGTCAGCTTACTGGTCTTTGATTTTACAGAAAAACGGAGGAAAAAATCAATGGCAGAAATCTTTGAAAAAGTATTGGTGGAGGTGATGAAAGCAGTCGGAAAAGGTGCTGCGAAAATCATTGTCTGGACGGCTCATCAAATCGAAAAGAAATAAGACAATCAAAAATTTTGGAGGTAAAGATTATGTCCGCAAATGTTGAAACCATGTTCTCTGTCCGTGAGACCCCTTGGCATGGCCTTGGCCGTATCGTGATTGATGCCCATGCAAGCCGTGAAGCCTTGGAGCTGGCCGGTCTGGATTGGCAGGTAGAGAGCCGTAATATCTATTCTGGTACGGGTGCTATGATCCCCGGCTATCGTGCCAATGTCCGCAGCACCGATGAAGCCGTACTCGGTGTCGTGTCTGACCGCTACCGCATTGTGCAGAACGAAGAAGCATTCCGGTTCACCGATGACCTGTTGGGTGAGGGCGTTACTTATGAAACTGCCGGTTCTTTGCAGGGAGGCAAGAAAGTATGGATGCTGGCGAAGCTGCCGGAGAAGTACATTATCGCAGGTGATGAAGTGACCCCATATCTTGTGTTCTTCAACAGCCACGATGGCAGCTCTGGTGTCAAAGTCGCTATGACCCCGGTTCGTGTGGTCTGCCAGAATACCCTGAATCTGGCTCTGGGTACTGCAAAGCGCATCTGGACTGCCCGCCATACCGAAAATGTTCTGCTCCGGGTGCAGGACGCTCGTGAAACCTTACAACTTGCCAACAGCTACATGGGGGAGCTGGGCAAGGGCATCCATGAGCTGACCACCATCAAGCTGTCTGACCGTAAGGTGCAGGAGTTCATCAACGAATTTTTCCCTGTCACTGAAGATCTGACCGATGGCCAGCGGAAGAACAACCTGCGCTTGCAGGAAGATTTGAAGGCTCGCTATTATAATGCGCCCGATCTGGAGTGGGTCGGAAAGAACGGTTGGCGGTTCGTGAACGCTGTTTCCGACTTTGCTACCCATGCAGATCCCATCCGTAAAACTCGCAACTACAACGAAAATCTGTTTCTGCGCACCGCAGAGGGCAATCCTATGATCGACAAAGCCTACAAGATGGTGCTGGCAGCAGCATAAAGGAGAATGTATGAACGATGTGAGCAACCGGGCTGTGCGGGAATTTTCTGAGTTCCTGAACAGCATCGAAGCCGATTTTCCAAAGCCTACTTGCACCACGGCATACGAGATTACGGTGAAAAGCACCATTGTCAGTGCCTTGATTACGCTAGACACCGAAAAGCAGATGGACGAGCGTTTCTGGAACCATCTCCGGGTGCAGCGGAATATTCTGGATTTCCTGTATGCCCTCTGGCTGGATGATGACCGTACCTTGGTGGATGAGTTTTCCACGATTATCAAGGACTTGGTGGAATATGATTTCTCTATTGCAGGAGAACAGATGAAAGAGAGGTTGAACATTGCATGAAAAGGCTTGTATCTACATTGAATTTGACCAAAGAAGATTGGCTCCGTTACCGTAAGTGCGGCATTACCGGCACGGATGCCGGGGCTATTCTTGGCTTGAATCCATACCGTTCTGAATTTCAGGTGTACCACGATAAAATCAGCGATACCATTGAAAATATCGACAACGAGGCCATGCGGCAGGGTCGTGACTTGGAGGATTATGTAGCACAGCGGTTCTCCGAAGAAACAGGGTTTAAGGTGCGCCGTGCAAACGCTATCTATCAGAGCGAGGAACATCCGCTGCTTCTGGCAGACTTTGACCGCCTGATCGTTGGGCAGAAAGCTGGATTGGAGTGCAAAACGGTTTCGCCCTTCTCCGCAGATAAGTGGGCGGATGGGAAAATCCCAGCTCATTATCTGGCGCAGGTTGACCACTACTTAGCCGTCAGCGGTTTCGACTGCTGGTATGTGGCGGCTTTGATTTTCGGCAGAGAGTTGATGATCCACAAGATCGTGACAGATAAGCAGGTGCTTTCTGATCTCATTGATAAGGAAGAACTTTTCTGGACACGTTATGTGGTTCCACAGATTCCTCCGGCACCCAACGGTTGCGAGTGTGACACCCAGCAGATCAACCAGATGTATGAGGTAGACGACCGCGACAAGACCGCTGATCTGAGTGCTCTGCATGGACTTCTGGATAAGCGGCAGGAACTTTCCACCCGGATCGAGCAGATGGAACAGGAGAAAACGGCCATCGAACAGCAGGTCAAGCTGAAAATGCAGGATGCTGCCTATGGCACAGCACCGGGCTACAAGGTGTCCTGGGTATCCTCCGAAAGCAAGCGTGTGGATTCCCAGAGACTGAAAAAGGAGCAGCCGGACATTTTCAATCGGTACAGCAAAAATGTAAGCAGCCGCAGGTTCACCATCGTTCATGCGGCATAAATCTTGTATCAGACGGCAGGGAGTGACTTCTCTGCCGTCTTTTTTCTTGGAGGTTATCTTATGGCTACGGAAAATCCATTCGTAAAATTATTTGCTATTGACTTCAAAGATCATCTGGAAGTCAAGAAGTCCGGCAATACCGAGCTGAAATATGTGAGTTGGGCGTATGCCTGGGCAGGGGTGAAAAAGCTGTATCCCGCTGCCAGCTACGAGGTCAAGAAGTTCAACGGCCTACCCTATGTTTATGACCCAATAACCGGCTTCATGGTGTACACCTCGATCACGATTGAGGGCGTTTCGCATGAAATGTGGCTGCCTGTACTGGATGGCGCGAACAAAGCCATGAAAGCTGTGCCTTATACCTACATCACCCCGAAATGGGACTACAATCCGCAGACCCGCCGCCTGTGCCCTGCATCTGCGCTCGCTGCAACCAGCCCATCAAGAGGGTCAAGCTGAAGGATGGTTCCATCATGCAGGCGGCAGAATTTGCAGCTACCCATGAGGGAATGTGCGCTGACTGCTATAAAGCCACAAGATTGAACGTAGCATTGTAAATTTTACATCTGTATGCTACTATAATAACAAGAGAAAAGAAGGTGATGGGATGGCGCAAAAGGATACATCTGAAAAAATTCTGGAATCCCAGTTCACAGGATCTGACCCATGTGCAGGAAACGCTTCAGCTGCTAAGTATTATGACGAATGATAATCGGTTTGAGGAAGCGTACAATACAAATACCGATGGCCAGAAAGGAGGCCTACGCAATATGTGTGATGTGCTTGATAAAGTGGAAAATCGCGGAAAGGCTGAAGGCGCAAATAGTGTAGCGCTGCTCATGAAGAAGCTCTTCGATCAAAACCGCATTGAGGATGCAAAACGGGCTTCTGAAGATAAGGAGTACCGTATTCAGCTGATGAAAGAGTTGGGCATCAGCTAAGAAAAAATTTATATGTACAACTGGGGGAGTGTCTTCGGATGCTCCCCTTTATTTTTGCAGGGCAGTCCGTGTGGATTGTCCTGCTTCTTTATATCTGATGGCCTTGGCAAAGGAGCAGATCAAGCTGGCCTTTGAGCAGTCCGAAAAAGAAGTTGCCGATCTGCACCAGCGCACCCGTGAGGGCCTTTTGACCGCTCGGCTGAACGGCAAGCAGGTTGGCCGCAAAAGGGTGTTGGATTTGAAACGAAAAAAGCCAGAGAAGCCAAGCAGATTATCCGTACCCATTGCAAGACCTTCGGCGGCACATTGGATGACATGGAGTGCATAAAACTCACCGGTCTTGCCCGGAATACCTATTATAAATATAAGTGGCAGATTCGGGAGAATGCCGAAATGAACGATTGACTTCTATGTAGAAGAAGTGCTGCAAAAGCGGACAGAAGGAACACGGTACATTCAAAATGAGAATGCCGTGTTTCTTTTTTGTGGTTTGTGTAGGATGGACAACCGTACCGTCCAGCCAAATCCGTATAATGAGGGCAGAAAAGTTACGGGATCATAAGACAAAAGGAGAAGAGCATATGAAAAAATTTTTGATGGTACTGTTGAGCATTGCATTTGTGCTGAATCTTGCGATTGTGATTGGGCTGATGGGTGGATATGGTTCGCCACGCCGGGCGCTTTACACCATCACAGACGAGCTGATGAACAGTGCCTATCGCTTCAAAAGAGGTTGGCAATTTAAGAATAGGCTGCCTTGACTTTTTGGAAGATGGACAGACAGGCTGTCCATCTTTTTTTGTATACTGGGGTTGTGCAAAAGAGACAAAATTTTTTTGTAATTCTGTAAAACGACAAAAGTTCACACAAAGAATTGCAGGGATAGTTGTGTTGTGTTACAATGAGCAGAGAAGGAGAATAAACTGTGCGTAATAGTAGATTGGACCGGATACTCTATATTCAGCAGGTGCTGGTACAGGGCGGTGTGCTGAACAAACAGCAAACGGCTGACCGCTTCGGTGTCAGTGAGAAAACCATCCAGCGCGACCTTGACACCCTGCGCAATCATTTTGCAGACAGCGAGCCGCGCCGGGAGATTTTATACAACTCCGCAAAGGGCGGCTATCTGCTGGATGATACGCTTTCACGCTTCCTCACCAGCAGCGAGATTCTGGCAGTGTGCAAGATCCTGCTGGAGAGCCGCTCCATGGTCAAGGAGGAGATGTTCCCGATTCTGGACAAGCTGATCTGGGCTTGCACACCGCTGGATCGGTTGAATCAGGTCAAAGACCTCATCAGCAATGAGCGCTTCCACTATGTAGAGCCGCAGCACGGTCGAAAATTTATTGAAAGTCTGTGGGAGATTGGAACTGCTATCGAAAATCATAACCTGATGGAGATTACCTATTGCCGCACCCATGGGGGTGAGACCCGTGTTCGTACCATCGAGCCGGTTGGAATCCTGTTCAGCGAGTATTATTTCTATCTGGCGGCGTTCATCGAGGGTATCGACAAGGATAAGCATTTCCAGAACCCGCAGGATAACTCCCCCACCATTTACCGCATCGACCGCATCCAGAACTATAAGACCCTCGACCGACACTTTGCCCAGCGGTACACAGACCGCTTTCAGGAGGGCGAGATGCGCAAGCGCATCCAGTTTATGTACGGCGGTGAATTGCAGACGATTAAGTTTGAGTATACCGGGCCGAGTCTGGAGTCCGTTCTTGACCGACTGCCCACTGCAAAGGTGCTGCAAGTGACAGAAAAGGGCTGGCTGATAGAAGCCGAGGTGTTTGGTACGGGCATCGATATGTGGGTGAGAAGTCAGGGGGATTTCATTAAGGTTCTTTGAAAAAGGAGGAAATCAGAATGTTTCATATGCTGGAAAAAGAGCATGCAGAAGAAGTGGATAAAAAAGCCGATGAGCAGTACAGAAAGCGCTGCAATGAGGTGTTGGCACATTCGAAGGTGCTGTACAAGACGCGGCAGGAAGCAATGGAGCAGCTGAAGGCGTGCGACGCATATATGCAGGCCCTCACGAACTGTCCGGCAGAGTTTGGACGAACGGGCAAAACGATACAAAAGGGCTATCAAGACTTTGAAAAGGAACTGGAAAAAATTCAGAAAAAGGCCGAAAAGAGCGGAAAAGGCTCAGTGGATAAGGCGCTGACCATGGGCACTGCAGCGGGTGCAGGCGCGGGTCTGTTTGGAGCAGACCTTATGCTGGCGGCGGCAACGACCTTCGGCACAACAGCGGCGGGCGTGTCCATCAGCTCCTTGAGCG